AAGCGCCCTAAAGGTAGATTTAAGCGTTAAAAGGCCGCTGGCAGATATTTCCCCATTGGAAGATCCAGCCGACAAGAAAATTCCAGAAAAGCCGCGCCAGAAAAGGTCAACGTGTCTCAAGCGAAAAGACAAGTCTATCTACCGGCGCGCGTTCAGCGAGACACAACTCCTGGACTTGGTTGGCTTTAGCTTCAGCGATGGCGAAAGCTATCACGTCATAACCGGAGGCGACGTTGACAGCTTAAGTTTCCTTAAAGTTGTCCTCCGGCAGCAGGATCTGGATTACTGCCTGTTTTCTACATGGTGTATGGCCAGTGAGGACATATACCAAATTCAGGACTGGTTGAATGCTGGCAAAATAAAGAGGATGGACGCCTACGTAGGAGAGATATTCCCAAACAGCTACAACCAGGAATGGAGGCTTCTGGTTCCGATAATAAAGAAGTACGGGGCCGAGTTGCCGTTTTTCGTAACCACGCTAAGATATACGCTGGCTACGGGCCAAAGTTTGCATTCGGTATAGAGTCAAGCGCGAATATCAACACTAATCCGCGTACTGAGAACGGATGTATAACCATAGGCCGCGAAATATATGAGTTTTACAAAGAATACTTTGACGGGATTATCAGCTTTATTAAAGACGAAGACTTGCCGAAAGGAGATGAGCAGGATGCCAATGCCTAAAAAGCCAACAGTGCTTCATGTACTAAATGGAAATCCGTCTAAAATAAAGGACCTGGGCAAAAATGAGCCCAAGCCTGCACCTATTGCGCCAAAGTGCCCAGCGTTTTTATCTTCTGATGCTAAAAAGGAATGGAAACGCATTGCGCCACAGCTTGAAAAATTAGGGCTTCTATCGCAAATAGACATGACCGCGTTGGCGGGCTACTGTGAATCCTGGGCGCAGTGGAAAGAGGCCGTTGAGTTTTTGCATGAGTTTGGCACCACATACACGCTGTGGGAGCGAAACGATGACGGCAGTATCAAAATGGACGTACACGGAGCGCCCGTTATGCGCTATGTACAGCAGTTTCCACAGGTCAGCGTAGCAAACAAGGCGCTGGCCAATATTCGCGCCTTTTGCTCTGAGTTCGGCCTCACGCCATCAGCGAGAAGTAGAATAATCGTACCAGGTGTCAATAACGATAAAGACGACATGGAGAGCCTCTTGTCTGGGGTGAAGTAAAATGTACTTCGACCAGGCCAAGGCTGACCGGGCTGTAAACTTTATCAAGAACCTGTCCCACACGAAAGGCAAATGGAAGGGCGTAAAATTTACCATGCTGCCCTGGCAGACACAGGCGCTGGGCGACATATTCGGCACAATGCGGGACAGTGGATTCAGGCAATATAATACCGCGTACCTTGAAATATGCAAAAAACAGGGAAAATCGGAAGTAGGCGCTGGAGTCGGCCTTTATTGTCTTACGGCAGACGATGAATGGGGCGCTGAGGTTTATGGTTGCGCCTCCGACCGTCAGCAGGCATCTATTGTGTTTGATGTGGCGGTTGATATGGTCGATCAGAACCCGACACTGAGAAAACACATTAAGCCGGTGCTGTCTCAAAAGCGGCTTGTGTATTTACCAACCAGGTCGTTTTACCAGGTGTTGTCATCTGAGGCATACTCCAAACACGGCTTCAATGTGTCAGCTGTTATTTTTGATGAAATCCACAGCCAACCCGACAGGGGCCTATACGATGTTATGACAGAGGGCAGCGGCGATGCCAGAACCCAGCCGCTGTTTTTCTTTATTACCACCGCAGGAGACGATCCAGATCGCGAGAGCATAGGCTGGGAATTGCATCAAATGGCCATTGACATACTCACCGGTGCCAAGGTTGACCCGACCTTTTACGCCATGATTTACGGCATAGACCGCGATAATAAGCGGATATGGACCGGCCGCGAGTGCCAAACGGTAGAGGAAATAGACTGGGAGTCAGAGGAAGTATGGAAGTTGGTCAACCCCTCCCTTGACCATACCGTCCCGATGGAGAAGGTCAGGGATCAATATATCAGGGCCAAAGGAAACCCGTCCCGGGAGAAAAACTTCCGCTGGCTGAGGCTCAACTCCTGGGAGAAAATAAAAACTTCCAAGTGGCTGGGCCTGGATTTCTGGGACTTCTGTAAAAGCAAAATAGATTTAGAGAGACTAAGAGGCCGCCCATGTTATGGCGGCCTTGACTTATCCAGCAAGATTGACATGACATCCTTTGTCCTGCTGTTTCCTCCCGACGACATAAACAAAAAATGGATTGTGTTGCCCACGTATTGGATACCGGAAGACAGAGTACCTGAACGTGTGCAGACTGACCATGTGGCTTACGATAAATGGGCGGCGCAGGAGTATTTAAAAACCACTCCCGGCAACGTCATAGATTATGCCTTTATCGAGAAGGAGATTATCGACCTGCGGGATTTGTACGACATTAAGCAGGTAGGATATGACCCCTGGAACGCCATGCAGACAGCTATCAGGCTTGAGGATGCCGGAATAACCGTGGCTGAGGTGCGCCAGGGGTATAAGTCCATGTCTCCGGCCATGAAGGAAGTTGAACAGCTTGCCAGGGGGAGGAAGTTAGCCCACAGCGGACACCCGATATTAAGGTGGAATGTGGGCAATGTGGAGATAAAAACGGACGAAAACGAGAACATCAGGCCGGTAAAAGGCAAAAACATTGAGCGAATTGACGGTATAGTAGCCACAATCAACGCTATGGCTAGGGCCATGCTCAGCGAAGACAAAACATCAGTCTACGAAACCAGGGGGGTTATAGTCCTATAACTACCCCTTTTTAGCGGCAAAGGAGGCCAGAAACCTTGAAAATAAGACTTAATATCCCCCGAATCAAGATACCCCTCGACATAGACGACGCCTTTATCCTTGCTGGCACAGCCGCATTTACCTTCGGCCTCTGGGGATATGATTGGCGGGCGGCGCTAATGGCGCTGGGAATGTGGCTGATCTTTCTCGGCAGGCCGAAAAGAGGTGGTAGTTAATGGGCTTTTTTTCGCGTAAATTGGAGGCGCGGTCTTCCATGTCCAGTCCTCCCGAGTGGTTGATCAAGTGGTTTGGCGGCGGCAAGACCGCATCAGGCGCGACGGTCAGCAATTATACGGCACTGAACTACAATGCGCTCTGGGCCTGCGTCCGGGTAATATGTAAGCCGGTGGCAACTATGCCCCTGCACCTTTACGAGCGGCTTGACGGAGGCGGAAAGCAGAGGGCCACAGGCCACCCTAACTATAACCTGCTGCACAGCAGGCCCAACAGTGAGATGACGGCGCTTACCTTCAAGGACACCTTGACAGCGCACGTTCTCACCTGGGGAAATGGCTATGCTGAGATAGAGTTTAACAGGGCGGGGCGTCCAGTTGCGCTGTGGCCGCTGACACCAAACAGGGTAACGCCGGAAAGAAACCTGGTCACCAAGGAACTGGAATACAAGGTAAACCTGTTTGGCATAAACGGTCCCCAAAAAGACGATTATGTCACCCTGAAGCCGCAGCAGGTGTTCCATATCCCCGGACCTGGCTTTGACGGCATAAAGGGGTACTCGGTTTTGACGATGTTCCGGGAGTCAATCGGACTCGGGTTGTCCATGCAGGAGTACGCGGCGCGGTTTTTCGGCAACGGGGCGATGCCGGCTGGCGTTTTAGAACATCCTGGAGCGATAAAAGACCCCGGCAAGGACTACCTGCGCAACTCATGGAACGAGATGCACCAGGGTTTAAGCAAAACGCACAGGATCGCCATCCTCGAAGAAGGCATGAAGTATCACCAGATAGGCATATCGCCGGAAGACGCCCAAATGCTTGATTCGAGAAAGTTCGGGCAGCTTGAGATGGCGTCTATCTTCCAGATACCACCGCATAAAGTCACTCATATGGAGGATGCGACATTTTCCAACGTGGAGCAGGAAAATCAGTCGTTTTTGTCGGACACGCTTTTATACTGGCTTGTGCTTTGGGAGCAAACATATAACTGGAAACTGCTGACACCAGCGGAACAGAAGAAGTATTTTGCTGAGTTTTTAACGGCGCACATGCTGAGAGGGGATATTGCGTCACGCTACGCCGCTTACGCCATAGGCCGTCAATGGGGTTGGCTGTCCCCGGATGACGTGAGGGACATGGAGAATATGAACCCTCTGCCCGGCGACCAGGGGAAAATATATATTGTGCCGCTTAACATGGTCCCCGCTAATATGGTCGGACAAGAAACAGGCCAAGGGGAGCAGCCTGTAAAACCAGAATCAAGCAGATCATCCGCCAGATTCATGGAAATACGCGCCGATACCATAGCAAAGGGCCGCCGAACGCTGGCGAATGCCTTTAAGTCGGTGTTTAGAGACGCCGGAGCCCGCATTGTTAAGCGGGAGGTTAACGACCTACGGAGGGCCATAAAGGACCACCTGGGCAAGCGTGACGTCCAGGATTTCCAAAACTGGCTGACAAAATACTACGAAAAGCACCCGGAGTTCATCGAACGTCAAATGCTCCCGGTGCTTTTGTCTTACGCCGAAGCCGTACAAGGCAATGTAGCGGACGAAATTGGCATAGAGGCGGGCATGACCCCGGAGCTGGAGCGATATATCCGGGAGGATTACATGTCAGCCTTCTACTTGCGGTACATACTCAGCTCTCAGGGGCAGCTTGAGGCGCTGGTCCGGGATACGGTAGCGGCAGAGGAGGACCCGGTCCCAGTGTTAGAGCAGCGGTTGACCGAGTGGGATGAGAAAAGGCCGGATAAGATTTCGCTCAAAGAGGTAGTCAAGGCCGCCGGCGCGGTTTCGCTGTTTGTTTACGGGCGCAGCGGGTTTGTTAAAAAGCGATGGCATGCCCACGGTCAAAGTTGCCCATTTTGTCAGCAGTTAAACGGCAAAATAGTAGGCATTGAACAAGATTTTACCGGCGGCAACGGAGTTGAGGACAAGCAGGGGCAAAAACTTATACCTAAAGGTAGAATATTACATGCGCCTCTGCACTTAGGCTGTGACTGTGTTGTGTTGGCAGAAAGATAGGTAAATAGGAGGTGTAAAATGTGCTTAAAACACGAAAAAAGCCATTATTTCTGGAATTACGCTCAGATAAAGGCAAAATAGAGAATAGGCAAATAAAGGTATCAGAAATTCGCGTCGATCAGGGCGAAGAAGGACAGCCGCCTAAGTTGTCCGGATATTTCGTCAAATGGGACCAGGAAAGCGTTGACATGGGCTTTATAGAGGTGTTTCGTAGGGGGGCATTTACCGAATCCCTGAAAACCCAGGATGTTGTCATGCTCTGGTCCCACGATTCATCGAAACCACTCGCCAGAATGTCAAAAGGGACACTGACAGTGCGCGAAGACGATGCCGGCGCATATTTCGAGTGTACCCCACCCGATAATTCTTGGGGCAAGGACGCGGTCGAGTCTATCAAGCGCGGCGATGTCGAAGGCGTGTCCTTTGGTTTTGCCGCTACCGATGACACCTGGGGCACCAAAGATAATAAGAACTTTCGCGAGGTGCTAAAGGCCACGCTTTTTGAGGTGTCGCCAACACCATTCCCCGCGTATCCATCGACAACAGTCTCAGCCCGGTCCTTTGCGGAGTACGGGCTTGATTCTGAGGCATTGTGCGGCTTATTTATCCGGGCGCAGCGCGGCCTGTCACTAACCACGGCAGACCGCGATCTCATAACAGCGTCAGTCCAGGTACTGCAAAGCTATCTACCCCCACCGGACGGGTCGGAAGGTGAGGAGGGCGAAGAAAGGAGCGGGGCGGGGCGCCTTAAACTCCTGCGTAAACGCCTGGAGATAGCCGAAAAAGCAGTCTGACAACTAAAAAACAGCCATTGCCGCCTGAAGATAGGCGGTTTTTTAATGGCCAAATTTACGAGGAGGATGAAAAAATGCCAGATTTGAGAGAGAAAAAACAAAAAAGATTCGCCCTTGTGACTGAAGCAAGGGTGCTGCTTGACAAAGCAGAAGGCGAAAAGCGCGATCTTACGGCGGACGAGGAGCAGCAGTACGACAGGATCATGGCCGACGTTGACAAGATCGGCGGCGAAATCCAGCAGGTGGAACGCTCCCAGGAGCGCCGGGCCAGGGTAACGGCACTAGAAGCAGAAGGCCAGCAGTCCGAAGGACGCGCAGTACCGCCTGTAGTACCGGGCCAGTCCCAGGAGCAAACCACAGAGGCGCGTGTTAACCCCAGAGGAACAGAAGAATACCGGGCGGCCTTCAATCACTACCTGCGCGCCGGACTGCGTGCGGTAACTCCGGAAGAATACCGGGCACTCCAAGCCGACAGTGACGCGGCAGGCGGATTTGTCGTATCGTCCCAGCAGTTTTCCACCGGACTTATTAAGGCTGTTGACGACATGGTGTATGTCCGCCAACTGGCGACTGTTATCCGTGTCGACAAAGCGGAAAGTCTCGGCGTACCAGCGCTTGACAGCGACCCTGATGATGCTGAATGGACCGCTGAGATTAAAACCGGCAGTGAAGATTCCGCCATGGACTTCGCTAAGCGCGAACTGAGGCCTCACCCGCTGGCCAAAAGGATCAAGGTCAGCAATAAACTGATCAGAATCGCCTCGGTCAACATTGAATCCCTGGTACAAAGCCGCCTGGCGTATAAATTCGGCGTCACCCAAGAGAAAGCGTTCCTGGTCGGGGTTGGCGCAAACTGTCCGCTCGGTGTGTTCATAGCTTCTGACAGCGGCATACCCACCAGCCGGGATGTTAGCACGGGCAACACCGCAACTGAGATTAAGGGCGACGGGCTCATAAACGCCAAGTACACCCTGAAGCCTCAGTACAGGACTAAAGCCCGCTGGATGTTCCACCGCGACGGTATTAAGATGATCCGCAAGCTCAAAGACGGCAACGGGGACTATCTCTGGAAGGCTGGCCTGTCTGATAAGCCTGATACCATCCTGGAAATACCGTTCCTGGAATCTGAATACGTACCAAATACCTTCACGACCGGCCTGTATGGGGGTATCCTGGGCGACTTTAGCTTCTATTGGATCGCCGATGCGCTCGACATGCAAATCCAGGTCCTTGACCAGCTGTACGCTGAAACCAACCAGGTTGGATTCATTGGCCGCTGGGAGTCTGACGGTATGCCAACTCTGAGCGAGGCATTTGTACGGGTGAAGTTGGCTTAGTTGCCAGCTTCCCTTTTCCCTAAAACAAACAAGGAGGTAAAAACTAGATGAACCTTTCCGCAAATGTAAAAATAAGCACCGCTATTACGCCTACAGCCGGCGTTGCTGCTACCACTGACATTGAAGGAGCCATCCTGGACATGCAGGGATTCGAGGGAGTCTTAATGGTGGTTCGCTTTGGCGCTATAACCGATTCTGCCGTTACGTCTATCAAGGCCCAGCAGGGAGAGGTTGCCGCGATGACTGACGCCGCCGATCTTGAGGGGACATCCCAAACGGTTGCCGATGATGACGACGACCAGGTTTTTTACATCGACCTATACCGCCCGTTGGAGCGCTATGTCAGGCTATACGTTGACCGCGGCACACAAGACGCTGTTGTCGCCAGCGCCGAGTACATCCAGTATGGCGCCAAGAGCCTGCCTACCACTCACGGAACAGGAGTAAGCGGCGAAATTCACGTCAGCCCTGCTGAGGGCACAGCTTAAGTCACAACTAAGGCTGGCCGGTTAATCCCGGTCAGCCATTTTAACAAGGAGGTATAACACAAATGGGTATCCCGAATGGGTATAACTCAATTCCTGGCTTTATGTATCTGGAGCAAATAGCCGGCATGTTCAACATGGGCGGCAATATGTTTTTTGTTGACAGCGGCACAGGATCTGACACTGCCGATGGCCTGACCTGGGGCACCGCCCTTGCAACTATCGAAGCCGCCAAGGAGCTATGCACCGCCAATAATGGCGACGTTATCTTTGCTGCACCTGGCCACGTCGAAGCTATTACCGCAGCCGGCGGCCTTGACCTGGACGTTGCAGGCATAACCGTAATTTTCCTGGGCAACGGCTCCAACCGCGCTACCATCCAATTCGGCACCGTAGTAGGGGCAGACATGGACATCGACGCGGCCAACATCACCCTGGTTAATCCACGCTTTGTGGCTGCTCTCGACGCCCTGACCGGCCCGATTGACGTAAACGCGGCCAACTTCATGATCAAAAACGGTGAGTATTATGACGCGGCAGCCATGGCGACCACTGACTGCATTGTCACTGCCGCCGGCGCGACCGGCCTTAAAATCCATGGCTGGAAGTATTTTGAAAGCACCACCGGCACCCAGAAGCAATCTAATATCCAGCTAAACGGCGTTGATGATGCTGAGTTGGTTGACATCGACGTAAGAGGTGACTTCGCCACCGGCAATATTGAGAACGTGACCGACGAAGTGCTTAATATCCGGCTCAAAAACCTCACCCTGGACAACCTGAACGCATCCCCGACCCCCGGCATGGTAATTGATGCTAACGCCACCGGCGTGGCCGAGAATGTCAAGATCAGGGTAGCCTCCGGCACAACCTACGTTTCCAATGTTGGCAAGATAAACTGGGGCGCGGATTGCGAAGGGTTCTCGACTGACGGCTATTCCGGCGAGCCGATTGGAACCGCTGTCGGAACCGGTGTAGAGGGCAAGATCGATGCCCTGACTGCTGCAATAGGCACGCCTGCCGCCGATGTTTCTGCCGACATTGCGGCTATAAAGCTGCAGACCGACGAGCTTGGCTCTGCAGTAGGCGCAAGCCTGGCGGCTGACATAGCGGCAATTAAAGCTCAGACCGATGAACTTGGGGCAGCAGTGGGTGCTGACCTTTCTGCAGATATTGCGGCTATCAAAACCGAAGTAGATAAGACAGACATCAAAACCACCTCCATCGCAGACGCGACCACCATCCCGAACAACGCACAGGAGGCGGCTGGCCTTTTGGCGACCGCTACCGGGGGCGCGGTGCTGATTGAGGAAATCATCTGGCAGCGCGGGGCGGATAACCTTGTTGGCCCGACTAACTACGGGTTTTCCACCGACAACACCAATGGCCTGACCGGCGCGGCTGCACCAAATGGCGTGGCCGTGCTGGCTAAGTTTAACGCAAACTTGACTGGTATCCTGAGTATTGATGGGACAACCAAGCAAATTCCCTTTGTCCTGGAGAGCGGCAAAAAGCTCTACATCCACGGCGACGACGCGGCGACTTCAGC